ATTGGGATCTGCTGCTGGTTCGGGGCGATAGTCACCGTGGCAAAGGTGCCCGCCGTGGTATAGGTGACATTGTCGGTTGAATGCAGCACCGTGACCACCAGGGATGTGACGCCAGCGTCCATGGCCGCCACGGTCAGATACGCAGTGCCACCCAGGGCGGTGGCCGCGCCGTTGTCCCATGGGGCCGTCTTCGTGTCCCAGTCGGCAGACTTTACCGCGTAGGGTTGCAGGACATTGCCTTCCGCCGCCGGCCCATTCACCTGATAGGCTACGTTGGCCTTTGTCAGCTGGCCCACGGTGCTCACCACGTCATAGCTCACTGTCAGCACGCCCTGAATCGTCAGGGCATAGGCCCCGGGCCCCTGGCCTGCCGGCCCCAGGAGCACCGTATACGGCACGGTGCTTGGCACCTTAAATTTGTCGTGAATGCCCTGGACGGTGGTGTCCCAGAAGGCCCCGGCTTGCGTCAATGTCAGCCTGGACAGTCCCGTCGGGGTTTCGGCTTCAAACAGATCCCCCAGGCCATCGGAGCGTTCCATCTGGCTTGCCAGTTTCCAGGTCACGGCCTTGGGTTTGGCCGTCAGCATGTTGAAGCCGTTAACGACAAAGACTGTCCATTCCGCCGATCCATGCTTGCCGGTGCCTACGCTTGGCATGTGAATTCCTCAAAGTCAAAGCCGCAGTTGGCACACACATCATGCGGATGGCCAAAGCCGGATGATGCTACCCGCCTGGATGGCGATGCCCCGCACCGTGGACAGGTCCGGTCCGCATCCCGTTTCTGGTGCCACGGCATCCCCTGCGGGGTGACCAGGGCATCGGCCGGATCCGGCGGCTTTGCGTCATCATCCTTCATGTCACCGCCACGCCCTTCCACACGCCGCCGAGCCGCACCCAGATTTTGTTCGCGGTGGAATCAAGTACCATCATGCCGTCCGTGGGCACGATGACATCGGCATCGACGGGTGTGCCGGCCTTGACTTTATTCACCACGGAACTACTTACCCAAACATTCCGCCATCGTGCACCAGCAACTCCTAAATCAATCGCGCCTGTCGTATCAGGGATAAAAGCCGCGCCACCCACGCTAACTTGATTGGACACGTTCAACGTGAGCGCATAATCCGCAGTATTGGTGCCGTTACGCCACCGAATCGCTTGATTATTTGGCAACCGCACAGCTCCGCTCTGCGCGGGATTCGTGCCGACCGCGAGGGTGACGGATCCGAGAAGTGAAAAGACATTCGAATTGCACTGCGCGTAGGTTGTGCCGCCCGCGCTGAGATAGGTCACGATGCTGCTATTGATATTGATCGATGTGCCTTGCGTTACCAGTGCCGCCGTGCTCTCTCCGAGGATCACGCTATTCCCGTTGTCTACAACGATAATCTGGTAATCGGCGGTATTGCCAGCATTGCGTGAATAAATCCCCTGATAATTTGCGAGACGTATCGCACCACTCTGCGCGGGATTCGTGCCGACAGCCATAGATATGTTGAACGTTTGCGCTTGGGCGAATGTATTACTGATATCAGTGCGCGCCACGGTGGCTGGCAGTGCTGCCGTTGTGATCGGGCCGAAACTGGGCAGGCTCCCGGCTCCCGCACACGTTAAGACGCCTGGCGCGGATGGCACCCAGGCCCCGCCATCGGTGGCATCCGTCGTATCCCGGACTAACACGGATCCATGCGCGTCCCCGCCATCGAACAGCCGCTTGAGCAAACTGATCATTCGATTCCAATGCGATGGCTGGAGTAAGGTGGGATCCGGACTTGGATCCGCCTTCGGGGACTCAAAGAGCGGGGGACTCAGCGCCATCCTTCAGCCACCCATTCTTCCGGCCCCAGCGGAGCATTGATCAAACTCTCCACATAGAGCCGGAACATTGCGACTACTTCATGGACCGGAATCCCCCGCAATTGTTCATCGGGGAGCACCACTTCGGCTTCCGAGAGAATCAGGCCGGCCGGCTTCCACGCGGTGGGATCAATCGGCAGCAGTTGATCCGCAAGGGCCATGATAATCCGGTTATTAATTGCGAAGGCTTCCAGCATCGAACCGCCAACGGTATAGGTATGCGTCCGAACATCCAGTTGCGGCAGACTGCCGGCCCCGAAGCCCCGCGCATCAATCGGCCGGCCCACTTCATACCAGACAAACGGGTAACCCGGGTTTTCCGGGACCACATCCCAGATTCCGCCGCCCACGATGCCCACCAGTGTTTGATCCGCCTGAAGAAGCGTATAGACAGCATCCGAGACGGGCTGCAGAGCGGAATTCATGCGCCCTTACACTCCAGCACCATGAACCGCCGGCCATCACCTTCCAGAAGAATTCCCCCAATTGCCAGGGTTTGCTTGGGAGCATTTGGCGGCCAGCCCGGCGTCCACTGCACCCGCATGGACGTGGTAATGTCCGTCCGCCGATGAATCCGGAAGCGATAATCCATTTCCGATTGCAGGACCGAATTCTGCAGGACTTCCCAGGAGCGCAGCCCGGGCATCAATTCGGCCGCTATCAATCCGCCTACGGCCGTCCAGCCCTGTTCCTGGCCGCCCATGGAGTCCGAGACATAGGTGGCTGTCATGGTGCCGGTAGCTGGCGTGGCCAGCGTGGTGGACGCTACCACATAGGTAAACGTGGTGGGACCGGCTACGGTAATCTTGAACTTCCCGTTGTAACCGGCCGGCACCGCCCCGGCAATGGTGACGTAATCGCTTTGTGCGAAATTATGTGGAACCGCCGTGGTCACGGTGGCCGTATTCGTGGCCCGTGTCAGTGTGCTGATGGCAATCGGCACCGGGGCATTCTGCTCCACCTGGATCCGCTCCACCATCATCCCGACCGACGATGTAACCTGGGTGGTCACGCAATCACCGGCCCGGCGTAGCGGGTAAGGATGCCCAGCACTGGATCGGGCAAGTCCTTATCGGGACTTCTGGGCGGCCCGGGATCCTTATACCCGACATCACCACGGGCCGCGTCCAGTTCCCCGAGCAGATACAGCATGGCTCCGCGCACATCATCGGGTAACGTGGTTGGATTTGCTTTCCAGCCGTCCACGAAGGTCTGGCCACGCGTATCCCGGCTCAGATAGTTCAGGATCCGGGCTTCCGCCATCTGCATTTCAAGCGTTAGCCACGTCTCGGACGGATCTCCGACCGGCGTCCACTGGCGCAGTTGGTTCTTGGCCTGGTCCAATGTCAGAAACAGGGCGGCCATGTTAGCTGATGGCTTTGACTTCAGCCGGTAAACCGTTGCGGCCATCCAGGAACAGACTCCAGCTGTCGCGTCCTTGTGGGCCCCGGAACTGATTCAGGGCATCCCGGCTGATCAGAGTCGGTTTGATAGTAGTAACCCGATCACAGTGATACAGGCTATGGCCGCACCGGACAATATCACCAGGAACATAGGTTTTTCCGTCTTCAAACGCACCGGCAAAAGTGGGAATGGACAGGGTAATCGATCCGCCTTCGATAGGCGTCCCGTCCTTCAGACAAAAAGTAATCGTTCGTTTCCCGTCATAGGCCAACGCCAGACTGTCAAGCGTCCCATCCTTGCCGGCTTCACCCGGGGCCCCATCCATACCAGGCATCCCGCGTTCGCCTGGCGGCCCTGGCTGGCCGTCGCGGCCATCCCGTCCCGGGGCTGGCGGCGGAGCCTTCGCCAGCATATCCACAGTGGCGCGGATATCCTTCTGGGAATGATCAATCCAGCCTCTAATGACCGGTGCGATACCCTTGATGACTTCGGCTAATTCGGTGGCCGTCACAGGTGTAGCTCCATCAAGCCGCCGGCCATAGCGGCTATGGCATCAGGTGACATGTCCGGTTCCTTCGGTGGCAGTTGCGGCGGCGGCTGCGGAGTCGTAGACGGGATGGTCTGGGCCGCCACCTGTTCCAGGCTGTAATACTGCTGCTGGACCATCGGAGAATCCCCGCCCGTAACCGGCGGCTTCCCATAGAACTGTAACCGGGCTTCGTTTACCGATAGCGTTCCGGATGATTCCTTGGCCGCCTTGCCACGCGCTTCAAAGTCCATCCACAACAGATCATCCACGTCAAAGTAAGTCCCGTATTGCGTCCCGTTGATGGGCGTGACTAAGCCCAAGCCTTCGTCTAACGCCTGTTCAGTCTGCACCAGCAAACCCTGAAGACACTGGCTGTAATACTGCTGCACCAGCGGGCCCGCGTTCCCGTACGGTGGCGGCTGGGCATCCGTCACCATGAAGTTAGGAACATGGAAGACGGCGCATACCTTGGAATCGGTCCATTTCAATTGGTCAATCAGCTGGCTATCAACGGCGGATTGTGCGGTGCCTTCGTATTTCACGCCACCGGTCAACACCGCAATCGCGCCCATCTTATCCCCGGAAAACTCCGTGGCCCATGTATTTTTAAGGTCCGCCGCCTGTTCCTTGCTGATGGATTCGGGGACCAGCAGAATCCCGCCCGGCTTGGAACCGTTGGCGAAGAACTTCGCGGAGTTCTGCTGCACCGTCAGGCCCATGGCCGCCGCATAACCGCACGCGAAGATAGGCGAGACACCAACCAGCGGATGAAACAACGGCACCATCAGATCGTGAATCACTTCCGACGCCGGAACAGTGACCTGGTCGGTGGTCTGTGCCAGGACATCACGATCAATCCGGTAATAGACATCCCCGTCTGGGGCCACCAGCGGCCAGCACCGGAGCGGATCCAGCACATACAGGGCTATGACTACACCACGGCCGTCCCGTTCTTTCAGAACGTAGGTATTCCCGTGGAGTAACTTACTGATAAGCCACTGCTGGATGAAGGTGGAGACAGTCTGATAGCGATTCGGCTTCCGCAGCACAGGACTAAAGGCCGGGTTACTGGTTTCTTCCCAGGCTCCGGATTCTTCCTGTTCCACCAGCGTAAGGGGCAGCTTCCCGCAGTCCGATGCAATGAGCGTCGCACAGGCATAGACGGTGGGATTTGTAATGGCCGTCGCCGGGGCCAGGTAGTCGTTCAGCTGCCAGGCCCCGGTATAGGGCTCACGAACAATCCACTTGGCATCCCGCCAACCGCCGCCGCCGGCATAGGGCAGAAACGGCGTTAGCGGTGGCATGGCTTTCTGCACTAACCGGCGGAGCCATGTCCCAACGGACATCTTACGGTCCCGTCGATACGACCAGGTCCACGGCGGTGCCAGAGGATGCGGCGGCTCCGGCTGTCGGTGTCTGGCTGATCACGGACCCTGCCGGCACCACGGCATCCGGTGCTGATGTCACTGCGCCTACTGTCAAACCGGCCGCCGTAATCGCCGATTCCGCCGCCGCCTGGGTCTGACCGACTACGTTAGGAACGGTGACGCTGGTCACCGTTCCCGTGATATCCACAAACCCGATTCCATAGAGCGTCATCGCCAGGTTGTAATCATCCACCGTGTAGGTATCGCCTTCGTTATGCGCTACCGCATGATCGATGGTGTGGTAAATGGTGGCGGTGACATCTACGGCTGTCACTGCCTTACCGTCAACCTGCCATTGTTCCATTCCTGGTGCCATGGCTTAAGCCGAGTAAGTGGCCACGGTGTATTGCACGCCACCGGTTCGGCCGCGTTTCCAGTTGATATATCTTTCTGCCCTTAGTCCGACTAGATTGTTCTGCCACAGCGAAGTCATCACTACCGTGGCATCCGGCGGTGACATCGGCGCATTATCCATTTGCACACTGGCTTCCGTCGATACGTCGATGGTGACTCCACCGTCATCCGCATACAGCACCGTTGACGGCTGCACCAGAATCACGTTGTTCCCGGCCGACTGCGACGGGAAGACCTTAATCCCCATCGCAGTGCCACCACTAACCGTCAAATCACCGAACAGCGGCTGGCCAAGCGCGTTCAAGGCTGAACCAAGGGCCGCCGCGTTTGTCTCCGACATGATCAAGGCTGCGCCAACGGTGCTGATCCCGGTGGCTGTCATGGCGTTGATAAGCGCCTGGATGTCGGTTCGTGCATTGGCCGGCGTGGTGCCAGCGGTGGTGATGGGCGTAACGCCGTTGGTAATCGAACCAGGAACGCCGGTAGCCGGGGCTTTGGACGGATCGGTAAATTCCACGTCCAGGAAGGCCGCGATACCAGCAATCATGTCGGCACGGATCACCGCTTCCGCCGATGGACTGGAATTCTTCGCCAATTCGTCCGTAATAACGATAATGCCGGCACATTTGGTAATGCCCAGCGTCAAGGTATTGAAAGCCAGCGAACCTACCGGCTTGGGGACGTTCTGCGCCACCCATTTATACGTCCCGCCCCCGGTTTGAATCGGCACACTGATGTTGAACGGGACTCGTTTAAAATTTGGAATCTTCCCCAGGATGGTGGCCGGCCGCAGTAACGCCAGGAATTCATCGGCCAGCGGTTTGATCGGGGCCAGCGGCCCGGCCCATACGGCATCGCTGGTGGTGCCGGCCGCTACGGCGGCTTTGACCAGCAGTTCTGTTTCCGGCTTCAGCATCAGTTCCACTTCCGGCGTGGAATCCTTCCATTGCTGCGCGAACGCCAGTTCCCGCATGGAATCGCCACGGCCAAACGCTTTGGCCTGGCAGTAACGAACGAATGCCGTGCCCGGTGGCAGGTTTGATTTGACGGTAATCGGATTACCGGCCCGGAGTTCTCCGGCGGCTCTGGACGTTGTCACCGGAACCACGGTGACTGCTGCGGCTTTGTTGATCTCTTCCAGGCCATGCAGCCGCACCAGATCCTTATCCAAGCCTTTGACCTGGTCCGAGAGGGAATCGTATTCGGTGGCTTCAGTGGTGCCTTCCAAGGTTTGATTGTTATCACCGGCCTTAGTGAGAAGCTCCGTCATACGGGCCACTTTGGCGGCCCGGGTGTTCTCACATGCTTTGACCTGTTCGCTGATGGTCATGGGTGGACCTTCGTAGTGCAGGGATACAGGCCCAGTAAGGGCCGGGTAAAGGCCAATATCGGCCGATTTGACACTGTGGATGGTGGCCTGGATGTTCTGCGGAATCGTCACCGCGCTTAACTCCGCCCAGAGCCATCTGAGGATTTGCAGTCCGTAGCCGCCCTTGATGGGTTTGACTTCCAGCGGCTTCAGACCAACCGACAATCCGCGCACCAGTCCGGCCTTGACCGACTGGTAGGCTTCATCCAACCTGGACTGCAGGGCCCCGGGCGTATCCACCCGCGCCAGCTTCGCCCGGATCTGAATTCCATCCGGCGTCACCTTGGCGTGAGTCACTTCCCCGATGGGCTGGCGGTGGTCATGCTGCCACAGCAGCGGGATGGGCAGGCTGAATTCGGCCCCGTCCGGTTCCAGAATATCCCCGGCCCGGTCTATGGCTGGCGTGGTGGCGATTCCTTCGATGATGCGTTCGGATTCTTCGAAGGACTTGACAATCAGGACCGAATACGCCCGGTGGACCATTTGGCCAGTGAGCATACGGCCGGGCCCCGGGTAGTGTGTGAAAACATTTTTTTCAAACTTTGGGAACTCCGGGAACTCCGGGAACTCCGGGAACTCCGGGAACTTTTCATTCTTCGTTCCGCAGACTCCGCTTCAACAACACCCGCACCACGGATGAAACGGTCCGGTCATATTTCTTGGCTAACTCCAGAATCTTGACATGGTCCCGTAGCTCTAAGTGGGTCATTATCGGGGCCATACGTTCCGTGGTACGTTGGCCCTTGGGTTTCTGGGTTTCGTCCATGGCTAGGCTCCTGATAGCACGATGATTTGATAACTGGGTTGTTTCTGCCCCTGCTCGGCGTCCATCCGTTCCACCGCCATGATTAGCGCGGCGGCCCCGTCAATCCGTTCGGTAGAGACCCTCTTGGAGATTCTGATATTGCCGTTGGCGTCCGATTCCGTGGAAATGTTCTGGATGTTCCACCGTAAAACCGGATGTCCGTCATGACGTAACTGGCGATTCAGAATCGCCCGTTCCAGACTCTTGGTTGGTGCCGACAATGCCGCAAAGCCCTGGCCCAGCTGCACACACGGTAAGCCGTCCTGTTCGCGCAGCCGCGTCACCAGGTCCACCGCGTTCCACGGATCGAACGCTATGGACCTGATTTGATACTGCTTATGCCACTGATTCAGCTTCACCCGCACCGCTTCGTAATCAACGGAGTTTCCCGGCGTGGCCTGCAGATACCCTCTCCGCTGCCATTCCTCATACGGCACACGATCTTTCAACCCGCGTTCCCGTAACCGGTCATACGGACAGAAAAAATGCGGCAGCACGTCAAAGCCACCGTCCATGTCCGGAAACACCGCGACAATCGCGGTCAGATCCTTGGTTGACGATAAGTCCATCCCGACATAACAGCGGCGGCCCCGGAACGCTTCCCAGCCTATGAACTCCGCCTTGCACTGGTCCCAGCTGTCCACCGATATCCAGCGGGTGATCTGTTCCGTCCATTGATTAAGGTAAAGCCGCCGAAACGTGTTTTCCTGGGCGGGGATGGCCCGGGCCCGGTGAAAGGCCACCCGCATTTCCTCCAGACTGCGAAAATCACCAAGAGCCGGATTAGCCTTATGCCATACCGCTTCGTCCGTCCAATCGTCCTTCTCACCGGCTTCATACAGAATCGGAAGGAATGACGGATCCAGTTCCGGTGTCTCCTTAACCTTCTTGGCGTGTATGTATAGCTCATACAAGATGGACTTCCGGTCATAGCCGGCGGTGGAAATGGCAATCACCAGTGGCTGGTCCCGGGCCCCGGTGCTGGATGTCAGCACGTCCCACAAATCACGCGACGGGGCCGCATGCAATTCGTCGTAAATCACCCGGCTGGCGTTGAAACCGTGTTTACTATGCGCTTCGGCGCTAATCGCCCGGTAGATACTCCCGGTCTTCTTATGGACAATCCGCTTTAAGGAATCGGATATCTCGCACATGGCGTAGAGTTCCGGATCGTTCCGGATCATCTGGGCCGCCACGTTGAATACCAGGGCGGCCTGGTCCCGTTCCGCCGCCGCCGAGTAAACCTCTGCGCCCTGTTCTCCGTCCAGCAGTAACCCGTCTATGGCCAGAGCTGCCGCTAACTCGGACTTGCCGTTCTTACGGGGCATCATCAGTAAACAGGTCCGGTAGACTCTCCGCCCATTGAGTGTCTTAAACAGCGGCCGGATAATCTCTTTTTCCTGCCAGGGCCGCAGCTTGAACAGTTCCCCGGCGGACGGACCTTTGGTATGCGTCAGCTGGTTGATGTAGCGGACCTTCCGGCTGGCGTGCGATTCCCGCTTCACGCACCCTTCGCGACGGGTGCGGCTCCTTTCAGACGGCCCATTTCGCCACCGCTTCCTTCGCTTGCTGTAAGGCCGGCTGGATCCGGCTCCGGCTCCGTGGCGTCATGCCGAGTTCTATCCATAGCTGCTTGCACAGCTTCAAAGCGTTATGCTCCAATTGCATAGCTTCGGCGTTTAAAGAATCCGCCGCCCGATGTGCTTCCAGATACCGGGCCCATTCCAGACATGCGGCAATTAACGCCGGCCGCTCCGCTTCTGTTAACGCTCCGGCGTCCCGCATGATTGGTAATATCCGGTTCCATTCCGCCACAGCGTCCGGGTTGCCCTTAACTTCCTCAGGCGGAATGTCAAAGTCCTGGCCGGCTTCCGCGAACATCGGAGCCAGATGCAGCTGGGTCTTCAGCTTTTGTGGTGCTCTTCCTGTGATGGCCCGGAACACACCCGGGTGGGACCGGCCACCGGAGTTCTTGTTACCCACCAGCAATACCTCTGTGATGCCCTTGCTGAATCAGAATCCACTATTTTCCCGCGCAAAATCGGGCGAACGGAAAGCTAATCGAACCCCGGAAGCCTCCGGAACGGCCGCCGCGACGTAACGTTCACTTTTCTTTCGCCTATCCCCCAGGCCGCAAGTGAGTGACGCGGCCCAACTTAGGCACATTGGGCTTTGGCACGTAAAGCAGTTTGAGTCTATCACGATGCTTCATCGCACTGAACGGATTCGGCGCATTTGCTGAGGAATTCCGCATGTTTTGCCTGCTTATCTACTTCGCCATTGTCCACGCCTGGTCTCCGCCCGAGTCTTCAAGGTATGACAGGACAGACACAAACCTTGCGTGTTACTCGGGTCTTCGGTGCCACCTTCCGCCAGTGGAACGATATGGTCACGAATCACGGCTAATACCCAGCGATTGGACTTCCGGCATTCCACACACCAGGGAAATTGTTTCAGGAGCTTTTTCCGCAGGGCGCCACGTCTTCCCCCCCCGATACGACCATCGGAGTTATCTAATCCCCAGCGTTTGGAGGGATGGCCCCCGCATGATAGCCCCCGGCACACGGGACAGACTTTTGGCGCGGAGTCCGGCATAGGGCCCCCGGTTAATGCGCCCGGACCTGTGACACCGGGGCCATGGAGTTTTCCAGTGTGTCCGCAGCCTGGCGTAACGCCATTGCCAGACTAGCCTTCTCAAGGTTAGCGTCCCGGATATCTTCCGGATGGATGAAGTCCAGCAGCTGGATGGTGGTATCAACCACCACGGTGATTGGAATCATCAGGCCAACTGGTTCCGCACCGGGGAAATAGACCATCAGACATTCACCCTCATGCGGCGGAGCACTTAACGCGGCCCTGAGCCGTGGAAACTTCTCCATGAGTTCTTTGGCAGTTAGCATGGCTTTTATGCTCCGGAATCTATCAGCGGTAAAGCTGTTTGTCTGGGCCGCCGTGGCGGCTGGGCCAGTTTGCGGAAAGTTGCTTCGGTGGCGACCTGGGTTACCGTGATAAGAGCACCGATATTGGCCACATTGTCCACATAGACTTTTTCCGCTGAGAGCAACAATACCTGGCTGTCGTCATGCCATAGCACACCGGTTAACGCATCGCACACCGCACGGAGTAGCTTGTCCAGATCCGGCCGCACGATAGGCTTGGCGAAGCGTAATCGCTTCGGCTTCGGCAGTTTGAAAATCACCGACAAGTCATAGCCGCACAGTTGCGACGGCTGCAGGTTTCCGCGAGCCGCGAAGGCCGCCCAGCTGATTGCCCGTTGCCAGTCCTGGAGTCCATCCGTGGTGCTGGTCAGCCGGCCGCACCGTTGCAAGTCCTTCGCGGACTGCACCACGGTGGGAAACCGGGATATGACCGGCACGAACCTGATTGAGCCTTTAGGACGTGGCAGCCCGGGAACGTGAAACTGGTATAACGCTGGAGTCATACGCCAACCTTGTCACGTTGGATTAACGCGACATCAACAGCCTTCCCGACTATTTCGGAATCATAGGCAATGTGACTGACCGCACAAAAGCATTTGACGGCTTCCGGCAAATCTGACGTGGCGGTGCCATAGTCCAGATACATGTGTACGATTTTGACAATCACCGGGAGATTCTCCGCCGGATTCCCGTCCGGGTTTTTGTGTTTTTTGGCATTCGGAAAAATGGCCGGACGCGAAGCGGCCGGTGCTCTATCCAGATCCGAAGGATCTGGAAGATAAGAATTAAGAAATAAGACGGGCTGAAGGTTGGCCTTTTGTGACAATTCTGCCGGACCTTCAGGCGGACCTTTTGGGGTCAGTTTTTCGTCCCAGATATCGACGTTCAAAAGCTCCGAAGGTGGCCCCGGTAAACGGCTTGCGGCTTCGCGTGGATGTGGTTTCTGGTGTTTCAGAAAGGCAGGAATAAACAGCACATTGACTTTTTTTCCATCAGGGTAAACCCCAACATATTCTGCCGTAAACCCGGCCTCACGGCATAGTTTTAGTGCCGTGCGGACCCATTGACGGCATGATTTTCCATCCCCGTCGAATGGAAAAAGTTGCTCAGCAATAACGCCCGGAGCATTCTTCAGACGGCCTTCCCGGTCCGCCAGAAGCCAGAGTCCCGCATAGAGCAGTCGGACCCGTGGCGGCAACTCAGCCAGCTTCGCATTCTGGAAAAATCCCGGCTTCAAGATTCGGCTTCGCATGACTCCGCCGCCTATGATTCGTCCGCTACCATTACCTGTTCCGCCCGGGGCCCTTTCATGCTGTCCACTGCTACAAAGCTGACTTCCATACCTTCCATCAACGCGTCCCAGGCTCCGGTTTCCACGTTGCTCCTATGGAAGAACAGTTCTGTTCTATCAGCGGCCTGGATGAAGCCGAAACCTTTGTCCCGAATCAGTTTCTTAATCCGTCCAGTCATACGGACATTCTTAGGCCTGGGCATTTTTAACGATGGTGTCCGCTTTCCGGATAACCCACGGCTCCGGGATCATTGGCGGTGACTTCATAGATCATGTCCGGCATCAGAGCGGAAATATTGGTATGAGCCGGCGGAACATCCATTCCGCCATCGTCAATCTTCCAGCCGTATTCGGTCTGGCAGTATTTCCAGTTGCGAAGTATCAAGCCTATCGGCTGCTTGGGCGTATTGGCGAAGTTGGCCAAGGCTCCCATGTTCTGACCGTCCATGGTGATGGCGTCCAGGGTGATGCCTTCGCCCTGATTGTTAAACATCGTACAGCGGCCAGAGCCGTAATAGCCGCTGGCTTCGGACCATGGTCCGGCTGGATTCATGCCGGTAAAGGCGCAATTATTGATGGTGACGTTGGCCAGTGGCCCGGATTCATAGGTATCGTCATAACCAAGGAAATTGATTCCGCCGCCGCCGTGGCGAAAATGGCATCGTTCAATCAGGATATCAGTGATGGTGGCCCATCGTGCATTTCCGTCCTGGTTGCGGACCGTCAGCAGCAGCAGATACGCGCCCTGGCCGCCGGCCACGCCAGCCCATTCCAGCAGGCAGTCAGCCATGTAGACATGTTGGCAGCATTTGAGTTCAAAGGGTGTCTTGATGTCGATACCCCGTGCATACCAGTCAGGGTTATGGGTGAGTGTGCTATGGGTGATGGTGATGTGATGCGGAATCTTCTCAGGGCTGGAACAATCGGCCCCGCCGTAGAGAATGGTTTCCGCTCCGCCGCACAGGAAGCAATCATCCACCAGGATGTTGCTGCCACCTTCCCAGCCGCCGACCACACAGGTATCACGGCCCATGTTCCAGACATCATCGGCATGGCACCCGGTAATCTTGATGGTGTCTCCGTGGGTCAGCCAGCCGCGCCGCATCCCATGGTCCGGGCTGCCGACCACGCTGCACCGGTCGAACAGGACGCGGCTCCCGTAGATGTCCACGGCGTCATAGCTCTGCTCCTGGTTGGTGATGCCAAGTCCCGCGATGGTGATACCGGCCCCGGTCACCAGGATGGTGGCTTCGGCGCGGCTGGTCAGCCAGACACTGGCATTGCGTCCGGCGCGGCCATGGCGCAGTGGCGTAGACGCCGTCAGCTGCACGGACTTCCTGACGGTCAGGGCTTCATCATAGGTGGCCGGCTCGATACTGATGGTGGCTCCATCCGGTGCTGAGTCCATGGCCGCCTGGATGGACTCCCCGGCCCTGACGTGGATGACGTCAGACGGTGGCACGCCGGAGAGTGATGCCCGGAGCAGCATATTGGCGTGGATCGCGGTATCGCACAGTGCAATCTGTTCCTGTGTAGTCATGTCCATTGCTCCGCCATGGCAGTTGCGATTCCTTCATACGTTCTGGCCCGCTTCTTCCACCGATCCGGACTCGGAGATAATCTGTTCTGCCCGGAAGCCGTCTGATTGTCCCAGTAACCACGGGACGGCAGTGGCAGAATCTTCGTTGGCCACAGCGGTGGCAGATTCTTCAGCCACAGACAGGTAGCTTTGCTTTCCGGGTGGCCATAATCATAGGGCTGGATGATCTGATGCGGCTGGACGCCAAGAATGCGGATGGCATAGCCATGCAGAATCGGATTTTCAATTGCCACCTTATCAATCGGAGCACGCCAGAGTGTCAGGAAGAATGCGGCGGCCTGTTCCATGTCCTGCCATTTCGTTTCATCCACCCCGTTCCTGGCCTTGCCTTCCAGATACAGCCGCAGTACGCCGCTGTTAGCCAGCCTGGTGCAGGGCGGATGGAAGATGGCCAGGTCCCAGATCCGGCCGCCATTGATCACGCTTATCACATCATCCTGGATGTGCCACGGCGACCGATCATCAGCCGGCAGCAGATCACAGCTGTAGGCATCATGGCCACGGGCCCGGAAGGCTTCCCGCACCACCCCGGAGGATTCACAGCCGATAAGGACTCTCATGGAATGGTTTTCCAGACACTCAGAATCTGCGACAGCACCCAGATGGCCAGGCCCAGGGCCGTCAGGTTGACGCGGCTGGGCACCCCGGCGGCGGCCAGCAGGAACAGCAGCAGGGCAACAATCAACAGCAGCAAGGCTACCGAAGGCATCTGCAAGTCTCCTTTCACCGGCGCCGGTGATGGTCATCCAGCCACGATTCCGAAACGTGGAGTTCATCCGCGAAGTTGCCCAAGATGGTCAGCAGGGCCACCACCGCCACCACAATGGCCAGCACCAGGAATGCCAGCAGGGCCCAGAACATCTGATTTACCGCCGGCCGTTGATGGGCCCCAGGTCAAAGGCTAAACGCGGCTGCCGGCGCTGTTCGGCGGCCTTCACCACCTGGCGGATCGCTTCGTAGCCTTTCCGCGCCGCACTGCTCCGTGCACAACCGAAGTTGACATCCAGGCTGCAGGTCACCGCCAGATACAGGTGGTTGCGGCCCTGACGGCTGCGAATCGGATGCATCATCCGGCCACAGGTGACACACGGGACAGCGATGGCCAAAAGTTTCCGCTCCGTGATCCCATCATCCGGCGTCCGGATATCGAACCGCCACCGGGGCCGGTCCGGCCCGCCGTCCCGGCCGTAGACGGAGACCTGGAGATAGCGTGCTATTTCCGGCCAGAGAGTATGTTCCAAAATCGGTGCACTCATTTCACACTGGCAGCCTTTAAAAGTTCAGTTGATACATCGATCAGCTGTTTTAACGCCGCGCGGAATTTCCTGGCGGTAGTTGGTTCTTCCTCCACATAGTCCATATACGGCGCGACGGTTTTTAGCTTTTTGGTCCAATCGTTTAGATCATCCGTCCACCCGACGATTACAACCTTCAAGTCTGGTGGTATTGGTTTACGGCGTCTAACTTGTGCTGCTCGTTCGCGCCGTGCTGCTCGATCCACTTGCTCCGGCGTTATTAACTCACCACTGAAGATGCTTTCTTCCAGTTTGGTTCTAACATCATCCGAGGCGGTTTTGATCGCCCGTTTCATCGCGGCCACTGTGTTTTCCGTCGGCTTTGATACTTTGGCGTCGGGCTTAGTCGCAGCCTTTGCCTGACGGACGAGTGTCCGCATATACCGTTTGCCGCCCCATTCCTTGGCGGCAAGTGCTGTTTTGGCGGAAATAGCACCATCGATTAGGCTACGTTCTTCGTTGTCTATAGACAACGAAATAGCGCATAGTTTAGCCACCCATCCGGCATCTAGCCCGAGTCTTTTTGCGATTGTCTCGGATGCGCCACGTTCAGACTCGCCGGCGGTTTTTCTCCGCTGTCGTTCCAAGTCAACAGCTGCCTTGACGGCGTCTGCCTTCTCAAAATCTTTAAGTCCTTCCCGCTGCAGGTTCTCTTCCAATGCACGAACGGCCATCTGGTCATCGGTGAGATTTAGTAATTCGACATGCACCGATGGTATCTTCAAGAGACGCAATGCACGTAAGCGACGATGACCGAATACCAATTCGATCCGCCCACGTGCATTGCGCCGGCCCTGAAGCGTGCCGTTCCAAAACCCTTCCGCCGCAATCTCATCGGCTAACGAACGGATTGTCGCCTTATCAAAGTCACCGCGCGGCTGAAAAGGGTTATCCACGATATCAGTCAACGGCACGTCCTTATACATATCAGTGGCCCTTCGTCTCTGATGTGCCGTCATCCTCACCGTTAGTAAAGGAACCAGCCTTCAGCAACCTAGTCATGTCCTTGGATAGATCGTTCGTCATCTTCGAGATGATCTGAGTCTGCTGAGCCACGGTGTTATGTTGGGCCACGATACTGGAGAAGGTATTCAGGGCCAGACCGATAGTATTCAAGTTGGCCTTCATTCGCCGATTCAGATTGCCACCCTGTTGACCTACTCGATCCAGTACATCGGACTTCAATTCTTCGAATGCATCAAGCGCCGGTTGTAAGACAAACTGTTCTGCCATCATGGTTACTCCTGGTAATTGGCTGCTAGCAGGTGTCAGGCTACCCCCAATACCTTATTATTGGATGCTGCCTTGGTTCCTATTGCCACCTTTAACCCTTTGCACCGCCGATTCAATCAATCGCAATTGCGCCATAACATACTTACAAAACTCACGGTCCTCCTTTCCTAGCCGATATTCCACTTCATGTCGTAACCTTGCCAATGCCATCACGGCAGTAGCAACCGCGCGCGAACTATCCATATCTGCCTCCTTGGGCCGCCCATATGTCCCTCGGCTTTCAAAGGCCGCCATTGAATACGGCTGCCATCTTTTCGCCAAGGGCCAAAACGCTGCCATTGCTGCGCTAAAATCGTCCCCGACTCGTCCATCCCGTATTCGCTTCATAGCCGGCCGAAAAGAACGGGCCGGCATTCCCGCCGCATACATCTCTAATCACATCGATGATCCAATTGCCCAGCACCCCGGTCGCTTCCGGACCAGCAAGCGCGTGATACGCCAACTTATCCAAGCTAGCCGTGCTACAGCCCGATGATCCACAGGCGTAGCCCCAGCGGGTATCTTGGGCGCGGAGCCGATCCACCACGGTATCCAGATAGGTAAAGGACAGGCAGGTATTAGCCGCCACGAAGGGAACAGAACTCACAACCGATTCCGCATAACTTGGCAGGGGCAGTACCACGCCAGGACTCGGATCAGTAGTCCGGCCGCCAGGGGCCGGCGTTGGCGTTGGTGCAGGTGTGGGACTTGGGCCGGTGGGACTGCCGCCGCCGTTTCCGCCGCCGCCGCCACCGGTGCCGGTTCCTGTGCCGGTGCTGGTGTTATCGTTGGTATTGGTGGTGTTCAGCGTCAGACGGCAGCCGCCCAGAAGCACAGCCACCAGCAGCACAGCACAGCTACGGGCCATAGGCATTCCTTCGATAGGTTACTGAGTTAAGAACGTGCCGTCCGTCAATCAACCGGCCAGGGCCACCGCCGCGCGAAGTCATGAATGGGCTTACGGGCCCGTTCAATATTCACTACCGCCGCAATCTGTAAATCGGTCACCCAGTGGGTCTGTTCCACCGTGTCCCGGATTTTCCGTAATACCGGCTCGGCCCACTGGAGCCGTGGATTGCCCAGAAGTCCATCTATCTCCACCAGGAACTGATACCAGTCTTCATCCCGCAGATCCGGGACAGTCTCAGCTGCGTGGCGTTTTTCCCGGCGCCGTTCAATCGTGCTGCTCCGCCTGTCCATAACTCTGAACCAGACTGACAATCCGGTCATATTCCATCGTCGGGATATCTGATGTGGACTCTATGCCCTGTGATTGCAGCACGTCCCGGAGTTCACTTTTGGACCGTTCCGGTCCGTATTGGTCCGCCGGCCAGACTTCCGCAGCAATGGCAAACAGCCTGGCCCGTTGCGGGGCGGTGATGGTGGCAGCTGCTTTCTGCGGCGAGGCTTTCCGGGCCTGTGGCGGCGGAGTATCTTCTATTTCCTCTGCGCTGACTTCGCCGAAGCCGACCAGGTTACTGATGGCCCTGTTGAACGCGCGGGTATGTGCATGACTCCGGACGTTATGCTCCGTGGGACGGAGCCGGCCGCGATACTTCTCCGCTGCACTGCATGCACCGTCACCAACCACGGATCGGCCGTTTGGAGCCGTGGCCCGGCAGGTGACAATCCACATGTAATTGTCCGGTTCACCATCCAGGACAATCCGTTCATCCCGTTCCACGGTGACTGTGACGTGATAGGCCACGGATGTCGCGCGCCAGTTGGTTTTTGTGCGGAAAATTTTCCCATCGAGCCGCACCAGCGATTCCGGATAGGCTCCGTCAATCGCATGTTGCACATCCCGGTGAGCTTTGAAGGTGGCCGCCATCTGGGCCCCGGACAGGACCGGAACCGGGGCCGCCAGTTCAGTTGACAGGTCCGACCTGTCTGTTTTTGTCTGCAGCTGATTCATTGGCCACCTAAGCCAGTTTCCTGACTGAGCGGAAATACCGCCGTGACTGGAACAGGTCCACCTGCCACTGGTTCCGCAGGTAAGCATCCACCGGGGCCACCCGGTAACGTGGCGTTCGTGGCCCCAGAGACGGCCGGATCTCTTCTAGGAAGGGCAGTAAGCCGCGTTCCCGAAGCCGCCGGAACTGCCGGGGCTTAATCTGAAGAAGCCGGCAAATATCCCGAACCGTGTAGCAGGCCGGAGAAACCGCCACACTGGCGGCCGATGGCCCCGTCATGACGGCACCGCCAGGTTGTGGCTGGCATCAATGGTTTTTAAAGCCGCCTTGGCCATCCTGGCCTTAGCTTTGGCTGGTGTCGGTCCAAACCGGAGCAGGTCCGGCCGGATACGGAGAGCCTTGGCCAGGGCATCGATGATGCGAAGGCCAGGGTTTTGGTCCGGCTTGTTTTCCAGCCGGTTGATGGTCGGTTGAGGAACGCCGGACAGCTTCGCCAGTTCCCGCTGACTGAATCCCCGCCGCCGCCGGACTGCCTCCAGATACATCGCGCGCGTATCGGTCAGCATGGGCGGATAGTCCCGCCAGGAAAGGCGAAACACAAGGGCGGATTCTGGCGCTAATTCCCTAGCAATTTCGCGTGGTTTCGCCTGACTCTTTGGACAGACCCACCAGTGAATCACCGAATCCGGAACTTACAGAAAAGACAGTGACTTGTGACGCCGATTTTACCTGGCCGGAAAGATGTGGCAATCACCGGCCTTCGCCTGCCACCATTCCGGCAGCCCAGCCGTTCCAGCTGCCAGCCGGTCCCCGGTGGGCCCATGTGTTATTGTGCTAATCATGCTAATCGTGATAATCTTGCCGTTAGGGGAAGGTGTAATGAAGACGGGACGAAAGGCAAAGGCGGTTCGGGCGGCCCACATCCGTGGCTGCCGACCTGGTTGGATTGAAGGATGTTACGAACATCAGTGGTGCCATATGTGCGGGGCGGATTGTTCTACCCACCCGGACGCCGGTAACACCCTGGCGTTCTGCGGAGACTGCGGCCGGCCAACGTGCCCAGATCATCGCGTGGAGGATGCGGCGGAACGGTGCAACGAATGTGCAGCAGCTTTCTATAACGAGGTATAAACGCGCAATGCAAACCACTACAACTTATCTACTGCGGGACATTCCGGCGGACTTGTGGAAGGCCGTGAAGATTAAGGCCTTGCAGCAGGACCGGCCGATCCGTTCGGTCCTGATGGACATGTTGGCCGCCTATGCGACGGTGGAGAAAGGAACGAAGAAGTAAATGGACGCCTTCGATGATGCGATTGAACGAATGCATAACGCCATGCGCGCGGCCCATTCCGCCTTCATGGATGCGGATGCAGCCCTAACGCTGGCCCTGCAAGCGGAACGCGATGCTATGCGTGAAAAAGGTTCACTGAAGGAAACGCTGGCACGGTTGGAACAGATGGTGATGGAACAGGGCCGGGAGTTACGGGCCTTACGGGAACAACTGAACGGAGGGAAGAAGTGACTTATATCATTGGCCGAATCACGTTTGCGCCGCAGACAAAACCGCCGGTACTAAAAATAAAATCACCGAAGAAACGGAGCCACCGCCGTGGACGATAACCGTTTCTACGTCTCGGACTTCTCCCGGCTCCTGGCCAAGCCGACGGGCCAGTCCACGCAAGGCCGGCCGTCCCCGCTGGTGGTGACGGCGGCTCTGGCTTCGGTGATTGTGCTCTGGGTGCTGTATTACGCCTTGGGCATCAATCATTCTGTTTGGCTCCAGTAAAGGACTTCTGAAATGGCTATGATGCTCGGCGCCCTTTATCGCGCGTTAGTCGAAGGCCACGTGAGTGAAGAGGCGGCCCAATCTGCGGCCGAGGAAGTGGCCGCCTATGAATCGCGGCTGCGTTCGATTGAACAGGATTTAACCATTCTCAAGTGGATGGTGGGCACCGCCATCACACTACAGCTGCTGACACTCGGGGGCCTAGTCGGCATCCTCTGGCGGCTGGTGCCAGCCCGTCTTTAACTCAGTCTCTATCGAAAGGTCGTTATGGAACGCTTGAAGAACATCCGCCGCAAAGGGAACCAGATGGAAGTCCGCCGCAGGGCGGACGGCAAATATGGTTACTTTCCACTGGACACACCCATCCCCGCCCTGGAACAGTTCCGCGATATGCAGCTGGGCACCGTGGCCCATACATTCGGTGCTGATATCCTCCGCTACGCTGAAACCTACAAACATAGACCCAGCTACAAGCACGTGATTGGCGTCCTGGGACTCTTTGCCGAAACCCTGGGACGGGACCGGCACCGCAATACGATCACCGACACGGAAATTGAAGCCATGATTACGGACTGGACGGCGGCTGATGTCAGTGCTGCCACCATCCGCAAGCGCCGGGGCATTCTCCACGCATTCTTCCGGAAGGTGAACGGGCCCAAGGGCCACAACCCAGTCACCGGCACCACCAACCCTAAGGCCCCGAAGCCGGAAGCCCGTGGACTGTCCATGGATCAAGTCCGGCTAATTCTGGAGGACATGTTCGCATCCAGCAAAAAATCCAGACGCCAGAGCCTGGCCAAGATTCGGGCCCGCATCATCGCGTGGAGCGGTATCCCGCCCGGAATCCTCCGGCAGCTGGGCCCGCGCGATTGGAGTCCGGTCACCAGACGGGTCAAGATTCCGCCACGGCTCAAAGGGGCTGGCGTGGAAGCCCGGAGCTTGGAACTCTGCGACGAAGCCGTGGCCGCCTTCCAGGACTTGCAGGAAGCCGGCGGCTTCGGTCACTTCGGTATCAAGGCAGTTAACCGGGCCGTCCAACGGGCCGCCAGGCGGGTGGCCGCCCGGGAAGGCTTCATGCTGCCGGACGGCTTCCGGCTGTATGACCTGCGGCATTCCTATCTGAGTCACGTTTACAAGGTGACGCGGGACCTGGCCACCGTGTCCCGGCTGGCCCTGCATGCGGAGAATTCCACCGTCAGCCGACGCTACACCATGGGCGTCCATGAAGACGTGGACAGGGCGGCCATTGCGGCTGTAAATGCATCTTTTTCGGTGGCCCAGCGGGACGCCTTCCGGGTGCATCGTGGCAAGGCCGCCAAGGTCGGCACCGGGGCGAATTGTGGAAAAAAATTGTGGAAGAAAAATGCAACTGCTTTAAAATCAACAGGATAGCCCCTCGGACTATGACCCGTAGAAAGTGGGCCCCTGTTCCTCTTTGCCGTGTAAAGCCGCTTCTCCGATCCGCGTTTTCAGAGCGGAATTCCTAGCAAAATCCATAGAAGTTACTCCGGGCCGCCCAACGGCCCGGAGTCCCGCTATCAACACTTAGCGGCCCTGGGCGGCCATAAGGACCAAATTTGTGGAAGCCGTTTGTGGAAGAAAATCGGCGCGGATTGGGGCCTATCACTTTCCGGGGACACGGCCCATCCAATTTTTTGACACTTTCCACAATCGCCCGAAAAGGGGCCCGAAAGCCAGGGCGAAACACCCCCTGTTTTCTGAGAACAGTTTAGCCCGGCTAATTTCCACAAAAGTTTCCACAAACCGGCCCCTAGCTCGACTGCTCAGGATGGCTCAGGAGGGCTGAACGGGAAGGGGCCAATGGTTTGCCCTTGGGCCCGGTGACTGCAGGCCCGTGGCTGGCCCTTACTGTCACGGTAGCCCACCGCCGCGAGACCGCCACGTTTCCAGTTTCTCCACCCGCCGGGCCAAATCCTCCACGGCGTCCGGAGCCGGCTCCGTGGTCAACCGCTTCAAGGCGTCTTTGCCAAACTGCCGCATCAAGACTTGAAGGTCCGCGCGGAATTCCGGATCGGCCCACAGTTCGCGCGCCAGTTGGTCCCCGATGTTCTCCGACAATCGGGAGATATTCCCAATCATCCCCCGCGTCACACCTTCCCGGATCACTTTGTCCAACGCTGTTTCCGCCATGTCTTCAACCTCCTGAATGGGCCGATTATCGTCTGCGGGCTTGCATTCGGCAATCCACCTGTGGATACTCTGGGCTTAATGGATTATTCGGAAGCCCTGCTGGGGCGCTATCAAGCACGGAGGCTTCAGGAGAAAGCCGACAGCTACGTGCTGGTGATTGGCTCTGACCGGTTTACCCGCAAGGACCTGGCCGCCGTGGAATGCTTCAACTTCATGGCCGCCGCCAATCTTTCCGCCATCATCAAGGAACACTTTGCAGCCAAGCACACCAGGGATGTGTTTGACAATGTGGCCCCGGCTGACCTGGCCGTGCCGCGTCTTGGCTCTGTCTCCCTGGCAGTGCTCGGGGCAGCCTTTCAAGCCAAGGGCCTGGGCGGGGCAAGTCCGCTGGAATCATGGGCCAAGAAGCACATCAGCGGGAATGGCCACATTACAACCTTTGACACGTTGAAAGAACACCACAAGGCCGCCGTGCCGGCCAGGAGCAAACGGAAAGCCCGATGAAACTCTTAGACAAACTTGAAGCCCTGGCCAAAGAACATGAACAGAAAGCCGCCGGCTACCGGCTGGTGATTGCGGAACTCTCGCAGAATGGGCACGCCAAAGCCATCGAAACACTTCCTGGCAAACTGCAACGCGCCATCCAGCAGCGGAAAGGGCCGGCCGGCAAGGGTTCGCACGCCAGCAAATTGTTAGGCCAACGTCAACGCACCGGCTGGGTGTATGCCGCCTACACGGACCAGCCCCGAAATATTGCGGATGTAGCCGCAGAATTGAATATCCCTCTCAGAATGGCAGCCAGTCTTTCAGCCGTGCTCTTCCGCTACGGCTATCTGAAAAAGAAAGACGGTGGCTACCTTCATACGGCCAAGGTCTATAATGCCGAAGCCCCATCTTGAAGAAACCGTAAACACGTTTCCCGTTCAGCAGGTGCGATGATGGAAGATGTTGAAGCAATCACGACAGCCAATCTGGCCGTCAACATGGCCGGAAACTTCAAGGCCATGATTACAGCCCTGGAAAACGACGTCAGGGCCCGTCAGGCCCTGATTGTCAAGCTGGAGGAAGCCCAGGCCCGACTGGAGGAAGCGATTACCGGACTTCCTCCGACTATCGCTGTAAGCGGCAACGGCGCCGAGCCGGAGCCGGCCCTGAAGACGTGGCCGCCGGAGGGAACCACGGCCAAGGCGGCCCCCAAGCCGGTGCAATCATCCGCCGCCTTTCTGGCTGGGTTTGACCGGCGGAAAGTCCGAACCCTGGCGGAAGTCCGTCAGGCTACCGGCCAGCAGGGCCGGAACATCGGTGTTCTGATTCGGCACGGCTATCTGACGAAGAAAGGTGACGGCTATCTTCGAACAGCCAGGACCCTCCAATGAGCGACAGAGTGTCCGGGCCGCCGCCGGAGGATTCCAAGGCGGCCCGGCTACTGGCCAACTGGCGTAACCTGCCGCTGAGTGAATTTGCTGGCCGGCTCTGGTTCCGGGGCTTTCTGGCTGGCCTGACAGTCGGTATCTTAGTTGGCGCCGCCGCCGCCGCGATTGCCATCCGTGCAAACCTTTAGGGCACGGGGATACCGATTCTAGCTGGTGGTTGGATAGATAATCATGCCCACAAAGTAACACCCGTTCGCCAAATCCGTAGCTTTTACAGTCGTATTCGCACTGGCACCCGCAGCCGTTGCACCTTGCAAGGCAAAAACTGTGGCAGTGGAAAAAACGGGAAAGATAGTCACCCAGGTGGTGGCCAGCCCAATCCACTGCACATTCCCACCGGCAAAAAATCCCACCGGGCTGCTGTAACTGAACGGTATCCCGGCCACTGAGATATCACCAGCCAACGTGCCTTTGCTATTCACTTGGATGAGATACCATCCCGTGACATTGCGGCCAGACTTCACATAAAAACCCTGCTGGGCGGTATAGGTCGCACTGCCACCCGATGAGCCCTGCAAACTGGGAGTCCAATTGCCAGAAGAGATCGTGGTACCAGCCAGGGCCGCATCAATTTGATCGTAGAATTCCTGTTTCCAAGCATTATTCACAACCGTTCCGGTGGTGCCGGAGCCATCATCATCCACCATTGCCGTCCGCCCAATCGCCATTGGCTTACCCCTGATCCCTTCTGGCTTGCACGATTAAGTTTTCCAAACTGAAAATTTCCGTTGAAGCCCGCACGGAACGCACCGGCAGCAGGGCCGGCTCAAATTGACTGATGGTCACTTCCTGGATGATGAAACTGCCAGAAAAGTTGGTGGGTGTCGGTAGATTGACTTCTTGCATCCTGCCGGTGCGGGTATTCTGGTCCCGGACGGTATAGGAAACGGTGATGGAGACATGATTCCGCAGGGCCAGGATGGCCTGGCCACGGGCCCGGGCTTCTACGGCCGATATGCGATTGTCACTGTCGTATTGCTCCTGGATTCCGTCCCCGCCCACGTAACTGGCCAGAAGACTCTGGGCCGCCGTGTCATCCACCGTGATAAACAGATCCACTGAATCTCCGGGCTTCAGCTGCCAGACAATTGCCCCGGTGCCGGACGCCGGCACGCCGGTAATCTGTGGGGCCTGGGTAATGGTGGAGTTATAGTTGACGGTGGCGGTAATCGCGCCCACCCCGCTGGCTGGAATTCCCGTCAACGTATTCCCGCTGATCCCTGTGTAGCGGATCACCTGTTCGCCATTGCCAATCACCGCCCAGCCGCCGCCGTTCTGAAACGCTCCGGCGCCGGCCACGATGATGGACGTATTGCCGGCCAGCACGGCCCCCTGGGGCTGACTCAGCCCGGAGCTATCCGAAACAGGAGCATTGGCGCCGAGACTGCCGTCCGCAGTTGTATCGGTATACGTAGTGGTGGTGTTATCCGCCAGGGTGGCCAGGAGTTTCAACTGCGTCTGACCGGCGGCGGTGCGATAGAGTTTCCGCTGGGTGACGGTGGCCGGACCGGCGGGAATCTGCGAAATGCCCACCTGATTGGCCAGAGCGGTGCCAGTCGCGGGTGGCTGGGTGCTGAGCAGACTGGCATCTACCGTGGTGTCAATCCATTGGGTATCCGTATTGTTGTTCACTGAGCCAATGAGCAGCAGCGGCGCCGTGGTATTGGCGGTGGAGCGGTAAATACCCCTGGCCGTGGTGCCTGCCGGCCCGAGTGGTAAGCTGAATTTTGGTTGCCGGTATGGTGTGATGGCGGTATTGGAAGCCGGCGGACTTCCGCCCAACGTGGCATTGGAGTAACTGTCAGTAAAAGTGGTGGCGGTATTGTTATTGAGCGTTTGCAGCAGTTTCAGATTCGGCGTCTGACCCAGTTGCCGGTAGATTCTACGGGCCGTGACTTCCGCCGAGCCAATGGGAATGCCGCTCAGTGGAACGATATTATTCGGATTCCCGCCGCCGATAATCGTGACCGGATTGCTAAGCGGCCCGGCGGTGGTTTCACCGAAGGCATTGACGAAACTTACCGCGTAGTAATACGTCCCGGCATCCATCCCCACCCCGGTGATTGGGTTGCCGGCGTTGGGCCCGAAACTCGGGGGAACGGTCTGAGTGGTATAGGTAGTGGCGGTGGCACTGGGACCGGCCACCGTTTCACCGCTGGCCGTGATATGCGTCATCACATAGGTATGACTGCCTACATCAGGCCCGGTGCCGGCGCCATAACTCACGAGTCCCAGGGCCGTAATCGGCGGTGGAAACAGTCCGACTACCGCCGTGGTTTTCGGCCCGGCCAGCGATTCCCCAGAGCCGGTGACGAAGGTTACAGCGTAATCATGGCTCCCGGCTGTGACTCCGCTTCCGCTCTGGACCGTGGCCACAATCGTGGCCGTGGGGGCGGCCCCTGGGCCTACCAGTGTTCCGCCGCCACCCGCCAGGCGGCCGGTATACGTGATCCGCTGGGGGCCTGACACCACCACCCCGCCGGCATCCTCATACCAGACGGCGGTATCGACGGGGATAATCGTATCCCCGGGCAGCACCGCCGCCATAGCCGTGGCGCCACCGCCTTCAATCAAGGCCCGGGTGGCCATCTGGGACAGGTCCTGACTGAACTCCACCGAGAACAACGTGGTATGCGTCCCAATCAACGGCGCCGGTGCAGTGAGCGAGGATTCCGTCTGGAACAGGTGTAGCGCCTTGGCATAGTCGCAATACCAGTAACCGCCGCCCCGCTTCACCAGCTGACTAAGGGCGCCCGGTAAATCCTGATTGGTGAACGAAATTTCATTCAGGATGGTATTGGTGAAGGCGGTATCGGTCAGGGCCAAGGTATAGCCAGGCGCAAACTGAGTCAGCAAACTCTGGGCAATAAAGCCAATGGTCTGATTCTGATACTTGGCGGTGACAATCCGGCGGTTGAGCCCCCACGTCCAGTCGATACACCGCACCTGAAACATGGGCCGCAGTGGCGAACCGACATAGGTCTGATTGACGGACAGGACTTCCCCGGCAAACAGCCGATCTAAATTGTTGATGGATCCGAATGTCCAGATGACATCCTGGCCAACCGTCGGGGTGAAGCCTTCAGCGGTGAAGCTGGCGGTATTGGCCGCATCGTTCAGGGTATCGGTAATAGTGATATCCCGGACCTTGGCCGTGGAGCCGGACGGCTTGCCACAGCCAACCTGCACTCCACCAATGGAGAGGAACAGTTGCGTGGATGTATAGTTGCTTCGGCTGGCCCCGGAGCGCAGGATGTTACTCAGAGCATACTTATAGGCCTTCTGGCTGCCACTAATCGCCATTGCTACACGCCAGTTGGGAGCCGCCGGCCCTGCATGCGCATATTGCTAATCACCGCCTGGCTCACCGCCTTGGCGATCCGATCCGGATCACCCAGCACGGAGCCGTTGACTGTCACCGCCACCGTGACGGCCCCGGCCCCGCCGCCATTCGGAACAATCGTGCCGGGGCTGCTCGGGATGAACACTTCCGGGCCACGTTCGCCCACAATGGCCGGCTCCCCGGCACCAATGATTCCACCGCTGGCAAACATCCGAACATTCGGCCCCCGGATATTCACATACCCGCCATAGCCGCCGGCCAGGGCCATGGCTTCATTCAGCGAATAACCCTGTGAGAGATACCAGAGCACCATCGGATCGGTGTTCTCCGGCGTCATCTTACTCATATCGATGGAGCCGGTGGCCCCGCCATAGGCCGCCCGTTCCCCAGCTGGTGGCAGAGCGTTCCGCTCCTGCATGGCGGTGGTTTGGGCCTTATAGGCCGTGGTGGCGGTATCAGTGGCCACCGCCTGGGCATACAGCGTATCGGTATATTCCTTGGTAATCAGGGCTTCCTGGGCCGTCTGGCTGATTCCATCTTTCTTGGCCAGGCTCAAATCGTGCATCTTCTGCAGATAGGTATCATAGGCACTGGTGACGGTCTTGATCCCACCGGTGGCGGTAAGTCCGTAGGCTTCATTGAGTTTGGCTTGCGCATCAAATTCGGTCTTGACGGCCGCGTTGACTTCCACAGCCCGTTTCTTTGCGGAGTCAATCAGTTCCTTGTCTACCTTCTTCTGGTTTTCGAACGTAAACCGCTGGAACATTTCCACGGACTTGGTATATTCCTCATAGGCCCGGGCCAGTTCCGTCAACTCTCGCTCTTCCTGTTTGGCGGCTTCTTCCTTCTCCTTCTGAGCCTTGGCGAATTCCCTGTCTGCAGCAAACGCCTGCTCCTGACTGGTGACTTTCAGCTGGTTCTGTTTCACCCAGTCCTTGACACTGTTGTTGTATTTATCCAGGGCGACGCCGGCATCTCCATAGACTTTCGGGCCTTCCTCCACTTTGCCGAACAACAGTTTCATGGCGTCATAGAACTGACTGGCGTGGGTGGCCCCGTCGATGAACTGCACGGTGGCCGGAATGATGGAATCCTTAAATTTGGTCCATGCCGACGCCAGGAAGGACAATCCGCCGATCTGGTCTTCCGTCATCTTGACAACGGCGTCTCCACCTTCCTTCAGGGCACTAAACGTGCCCTGAAGTTCCGATGCACTGCGGCCAAAGAGTTCCGTGGCGTCTTTATCACGGCGGAGCGGATCCTCCACATCTGCCACCGCCTTGGCCAGGGTGAGAAACCGCTGATCCGGCGTCATGGCCCAGATCTGATCCATGCTGTAACCAAGGTCTTCGACTGCCTGCTTGGTGCTATCGCTATCGGTGGCCAGCTTATGTCCAAGATGAACAGCCGCCTGGGCCATCTGATCCAGACTGGAGCCTTGCTGATGTGCTATCGCCCCGAGTGTCTGTAATGTATCGGTGCTGAGATTCGTCTTATCGTGCAGACTTTGCAGTTTATCCCCAGTCGCAATGATAGCTTCCCCGAATTGAAGCACTTTCTCCACGGACATAGCACCCAGGAAGCCACCGATAGCGCTTTCCAGCAGTCCCATGGATTCCCCGGCGGTTTCGGTGGCGGTGGTGACCTGGTTCATGGCGGCGGATCCTTCGCCACCCATGCTGCGGAAATTCTCCGCCGCCTGGCCGATAGCCGCCTGCATATCCTGCATGCTCTTCTGGAGCGCTTCCAGGTTTGCGGCTACTTTAACGACTAAGGATGGGGATTCACCGGCCATGACTTACCCGCCCATCCCGACATCATCAATACCGGCTTGTGTCGCCTGGGCTATCTTGCCGGGATAACTCGGGGCTTCCAGCTTGGCGGAGACCAGCAGGAATGGCCGGGGACTCATATGTCTGGTCCCGAATTCCAGCCAGCGGGGCACCATATCGCGGCCCTGGCGGCTGGCCTTCACCAGATAGCCGTAACCATCCTTGGACGGCACCACGATAATCCCGGCGGCGGTAAGTCCCGTGCGACGGGCCACCCGGCCTAAGGCTTCCTGTTTGATACTCTCCGCCGTGGCCAGGGATACCTTCAGTGTCAGGGCGTTTACGCTTGGCGTTAGTTTGGACAGGGCCACGTCTACCGCCGCATGTTCTAATTCGATGGTGAACTTGGCATCAGCCACGGCGTTGGGCTTCCAGCCGTTCGGCGGCTACTTCGAAGGTTATCAATTTAGCCATCATCATCAGATCCGAGTCCGGGAGCCGGCGTTGGGCTTCGGCGGAATCCGCTGCATCAAATAACGCTTTGGCCCTGGCATAGTGCCGCGCTTCCAGAATTTCTTCCAGCAGCCCCGCCGGCAGCCGTTCCAGTTCGCGCCACGCCACGGATGGGACACAATGGAATTCTTCGCACAGCCGGCTCAGGATATAGGTGAGGGGCTGGGGGCCGTCTCCATCAAGGGCTTCGTGAAGTCTCCGGAGCCGTTTTTTTTGGCGTCTTCGCGTTCCTCCGCTGTCATGAATAGCGCCGGTTTACTGAGTTTCAGAATGGCCCGGGCCATCAGGTCCACCGCTTCATCGTCCAGATCGTCTATCTGCTCTGCCTTCGGTTTATCGCCATTCTGGCTGTAACTCCAAGACACCAGCCCGGCCTTGACAATTGAATAACGGTCAAACCCGAGCAGTGGATCGGCCAGGGCATCCCGGACGCTGGCGTCATTGGCTGCGGTGCCATGCTCCAGGATACGGCGCAAGCTGCCTGCCCATAATCGTGGGCTATGGCCGCCCATGAAGGCCACCAGATGATCCCCTTGCGCTTTCTCCAGTTCACGACCGGTGAGCTTCCGGAACGTGAAGGTATGCGGCGGATCCTGGGGCACCGTGGCGGTGGCCTGAACTTCATGGGCAAAGATGGACACGCTAACTCCAAGCTCCGGAGTTCTGCTGCAGAACGGCTTCAAATTCCGTCAGGCTGCCCACCTTGCCAATCACCGCATACGACATCTGGAAGCCTTCGGATGCCCAGGTTTTCGCGTCCCCGAACATCACCGTTAAGGTGCGAGTAGCGCCCTGCGGATTGGTGTCCGGGGCCTTGAACACGGCATGACTGCCGGTGGTGGGTGTGGTATCCCAGAAACCGGTCAACGTCACCTGTTCAATCTTTGTCATCCCGGTTGGCAATTGCTTTTCAATGGAATCGCAATAGGCCGTGGCCGTCTGCATCCCGGATGTCAGCTTGATTGGGCCCATGGTCAGCACCGCACAGGTAATGGTTTGCGGGGCACCGGATGCATCATCATAGGCGATGGTTATTTCGCTGGAGCCATGTTTACCGGCAGCCATATCAGTCCGTCCTTTCCTTAGTTCCGGTGCAGCATTGCACTGACCGTCACCGTTCCGGTGCCGGTAATATCGCCAGCGATAGCCACATAGCGATTAATCGTGCC